AAAAATTATAAAAAATTTATAAACTTTTTCCGTATTTTTTCAAAAAATAAAGTGTTATAATTATAATTGATAAAATTGTAAATACCTTTTTGGAATTTCATAAATTTTTTCCTTTTGTAATGGTCGCCGACACAAATGTCGGTGACTTATTTTTTTATATTGCGGAGATGGTGCAATGGAAGCACGATGGGGTCATATCCCATAGACGAGGTTCGAATCCTATGTCCGCAACCAAAGATAAAAGAGGTATGCATATGAATTATTCAAAATGTATGTTAAGAGAGTGTAAAGTTTGTAGAAACAAATTAAAATGTTTTAAAGAAGAGGTAGATTATAGTGAATATTCAAAAAATAAACATCGAAAAACTAAAAGCAGCAGAATACAATCCAAGAAAAGACTTAAAACCAGAAGACGAAGAATATCAAAAAATAAAGAAAAGCATACTTGAATTTGGATATGTAGCACCTATAATAGTTAATTCAGATATGACTGTTATTGGAGGACATCAAAGGTTAAAAGTATTAAAAGAATTAGGATATACAGAAATAGAATGTAATATTGTTGATTTAGACAAAACAAAAGAAAAAGCTTTAAATATTGCATTAAATAAAATATCAGGAGAATGGGATAATGCTAAATTAGAAGAATTACTTGCAGAACTTAAAAATGAAGATATAGATATGGATATAACAGGTTTTTCTTTTGATGAAGTAGATAATATATTAAAAGATATAACTGGCTCAAAAGAAGATGATTTTGACATAGACCAAGCATTAAGTGAAATAGATGAACCAGTAACTAAACCAGGAGATATTTGGATACTTGGTAAAAATAGACTAATGTGTGGAGATAGTACAGTAAAAGAAAATGTAGATAAACTTATGAATGATAAGTTGGCTGATTTTATTTTAACTGATCCACCATATAATGTGGATTATGAAGGAAAAACAGTTGATGCATTAAAAATTGAAAATGACAATATGAGTGAAACAGAATTTTATAATTTCTTATTAGATGCATTTAGAAATATGTTTGAAAAAATAAAATATGGCGGAAGTATATATGTATTTCACGCAGATACAGAAGGTTTGAATTTTAGGAATGCATTTAAATCAGTTGGCTTTAAATTAGCACAATGTCTAGTTTGGGTAAAGAATACTTTTGTTATGGGTAGACAAGATTATCAATGGAGACATGAACCTATTTTATATGGGTGGAAGGAAGGTGCAGGACATTATTTTATAGATGACAGAAAACAAAGTACAGTTTTAGAATTTGATAAACCAACAAGAAATGCAGAACATCCTACAATGAAACCTATTGATTTATTAGTATATTTAATAAAAAATTCTAGTAAAGAAAATGATTTAATACTAGATTTATTTGGCGGAAGCGGTTCGACATTGATTGCAGCAGAGCAAGTAAAAAGATGTTGCTATACAATGGAACTAGATCCGAAATATTGTGATGTTATAGTAAAAAGATGGGAACTATTAACAGGAGAAAAGGCAATATTAGAAAAGTAACGGAGGTGGGTGATATGCATTGACAGAACTAGAAATTGAAAATATAAAAAATGATTATTTACAAGGAATGAAATACAACGATATTATAGCAAAATATGATATCACTCAACCTGAATTAAGAAGTATTATTCGCAAAAACAAATTAACAAGGAACAGGAGTAATTCACAAATAGGAAATAAAAATGCTGTTGGAAATAAAGGTGGACATGGAACAAAAAACAATAAAAATGCTGTTGTTACAGGGGAATATGAAAATATATATAAAGATGTTTTAGATGCTGATGAATTAGAATTTTATGATAACTATGAACTTGAAGATGCAGAACAATTGTTAATAGATGAATATAAAATGCTAAAAATTAGAGAAAAAAGAATGTTAACAAGAATACAAGTATTAAAACAGCAAGGCAAAGACATGACCATTGATTTTATAAGAAAAAAGAATACTAGAACTGGAAAAATAACAGAAGAAACAGAAACAATTACAGAAGCAGAACCAACTTTAAATATGATACAAAGAATTGAAGATGGACTTACAAGAGTGCAAGAAGCAAAAAGAAAATGTATTGATAGTTTAACAAGGCTAAACAATAAGGAAGAAAGTAATACATTGAATGTAAACATTACATCTAATCCTTTATTAGAGAGTATAAATAGACAATTGGGTGGTGGTAATAATGGATGAGGAATTTCCACTATCTGAAAAGTATATTGATTTTTTAAAGCACGAATGTAGCACAGAGTTTTTAGAGGGAACAACTTTTGCAGGAAAAACAACAGTTGCAGTTCCTAAATTTATGTTTAAAGTTGCTCAAAGTCCAAAGAAATTACATATAATTGCAGGGTTAGACCTGGGAACAATAGAAAAAAATATAATAAATAAAGATAAAGGCTTAATAGAAATATTTGGAGAATATGCAAAAGGTGGCTGTATAGAATACAACGCAAATGGAAAAGGAGTGCATTCATTACCACATATTTTATATCATACACCAAATGGTGTAAAAGTTATATACATAGTTGGATATGATAATAAAACAAGATGGAAAAAGGTACTAGGTGGACAATATGGATGTATTTTAATAGATGAGTTTAATATCGCAGATATGGATTTTGTAAGAGAAATTTTTATGCGTTGTGATTATAGAGTATGTACTATGAATCCTGATGATCCAAATAAAGAATGCTATAAACAATATGTTAATAAAGCAAGACCAATAGAAAAATATAAAGACGATGCACCAAGAGAGTTGTTGAATATGCTAAATGAAACACATATGGATGACTGGACATGGTGGTATTTTTCTTTTGACCATAATATAAGTTTAACACCTGAAAAGAAGAAAAATATTATAAATTCTGTACCAGTAGGTACAAAATTATGGAAAAACAAAATAAAAGGATTACGAGGCAAGTCCACAGGGCTTGTTTTTCTTAATTTTGATAGAAAGAAACATTGTATTAGTAAAGAAGAGGCAAAAGCATATTTATTACAAAATAATTCAGATACAATAGAATTAAATATAAAATATAAAACTCAAAAAGAAAAGAATGAATATTTTATAATATTTACTGCTGCACTTGATACATCATACAGTTCTTTGAGTCCTGATACAATAGCGATGTCATTTGCAGGTATAACCAATAAAGGTAAATATATCTTATTAGATGAAAAAGTATATAACAATGCTAATTTAGATGAACCACTTGCACCAAGTGATACAGTAAAAAACTTTGTAGACTTCCTGGAAAGAAACAGGAAAGAGTGGGGACTAGCAAAGAATGTATTTATTGATAGTGCAGACCAAGCAACAATTAAAGAATTTGCAAAATATAAAAGACAAACTGGATGTATATATGTATTTAATAATGCTTGGAAAGCTAAAATGCAAATAATAGATAGAATAAATACTCAATTAGGATGGTTTAAAGATGAGTGTTATTTTATAGTAGAAACTTGTACTAATTATTGTGACGAATTAGATGTCTACAGTTGGAAAGAAGATAAAGACAATGAACCAGAAGATGGAAATGATCATATGGTTAATAGTTGTCAATATAATTGGATTCCATATGTAAGTAAGATAGGAGTTAAAAAATGAAAATTGGAGAAAGAGTGAAAAATATGATTAAATCGTGGTTAGATATTAGACCTGCACAAGGTCAAACATTTGTAATAAATGAAAATATGGATTTTCAAGCAAATTGTATTAGAAATAAGATATGGTACAGAGGAGATAGTAGAGAATTATCTGAATTTTATGGACAATTACCATATTCTGCTGATACTTTTTGGGGTGCAGCACAAACTGCAGATATTAGAATGAAAAAATCACATTCAGGATTACCAAAATTAATAATTAAAACTATTATTAATACAGTAATGACAGATTATTCAGGGGATGATTTAGAAGACCAATATTGGAAAGATGTTAACAAAGAAAATGAATTTGATAGTAAAATGCTAAAAGTAATACTAGCAGATATCTTACATATTGGAGATGGAGCAATAAAAATAAATTATGATGCTGATATATCTGATAAAGCTATACTTGAATGGGTAGACGGCTCAAAAGTAGATTTTATTTATAAAAGAGGTCGTTTAGTAGAACTTGTATTTAAATCTTATCATGAAGAAAATAATACAACCTATTTATTAGAAGAACATTATGGCTATGGATATATAACTTATAAGTTATTAAAAGATGGAAAAGAAGTTGGTATAAACACAATAAAATCATTATCAAAATTAAAAAATATTAGTTTTGATAAATCTATTATGTGGGCAATACCAGTAATGCTTAATGAATCAGCTAAATATAAAGGAAGAGGAGAGTCTATTTTTGAAGGAAAATATGACTCTTTTGATAGTTTAGATGAAATTATATCTCAATGGCTAGAAGCAGTAAGAGCAGGTAGAGCAATAAAATATATTCCTGAAGATTTATTACCAAAAGATCCTGATACAGGAGAAATCTTAATGGGAAATCCTTTTGATAATAAATACATAAAAACAGAAGCTACTGCAGGAGAAAATGATAAAAAACAAATTGATGTTGCTCAACCTGAAATTCCAACAGAACAATATTTACAATCTTATATAACATTTTTAGATTTATGCTTACAAGGAATTGTAAGTCCTTCTACTCTTGGAATAGACAATAAAAAGTTAGATAATGCAGAAGCACAAAGAGAAAAAGAAAAAACAACACTTTATACTAGAGGTTTAATAATTGATACTTTAACAGAATTTATACCAAAGGTTATAAATGTTGTATTAAAATCTAAAGACCAAATGGAAAAGAAACCATTAACAGAAGATAAGGAAGTAAATATAAAATTTGGAGAATATAGTAATCCAAGCTTTGAGGCACAAGTAGAAACAGTAGGAAAAGGAAGACAACAAGGAATAATGAGTATAGAAGCTAGTGTAGAAGAATTATATGGAGATTCTAAAGATGAAAAATGGAAGCTAGAAGAAATTGCTAGACTAAAAGCAGAACAAGGAATTGTAAGTATAGAAGAACCTGCAGTTAATTTTGATTTAGAAATGAATGAAGATGGTAACGACACAGATGTCGCTACCAATGCAGAAAATAATGTAGAAGGTCAAAAAGAAGAAAAGAAAGACCAGGAGAAAGTAGTAAATGAGTAATGAATATGATATTGTTAAAGCATTTCAAAGAATAGAAGAAACTTTAATAAAATCGTTAAAGAGAAATCTTACAAGGCACTTAAATGAAGAAAAAGATTTGAATATGAATTGGAGTGCTTGGCAAACTGAACAATTAAAAGCATTAGAACAGTTTAAAAAGAATAATAGAAAATTATTTAAAAAAGACTTTTCTACTATAAATACAGATATTGAAGAACTAATAAAGAAAAGCTATGAAAATGGCAAACTAAATCAAGAAAAGGTAATATTAGAAGCTATAAAAGAAGGTAATTTTAATAGCAACGATAAACAAATAAATAAATTATGGCATATATACAAAACAAGTAAAAATAAAAGAATTAAAAAGAAACAATTAAGTAGAATTTATGATAAAGTAAATCAAGCAGAATCAAACTTTTTTCAAATAAATGATAGGAAATTAAAAGCACTAATAGGAGAAACTGTTGAGAACTTCGAAAAAGCAGAGATATCAATATTAAGATATTCTAATGATCAATATAGAAAAATAATATATGATGCTCAAGTTTATGCAAATACAGGTTCTGGAACAGTACAACAAGCAGTAGATATGGCAACAAAAGATTTTCTTTCAAAAGGAATAAATAGTATAGAATATGCAAATGGTGCAATGGTAAATATTGCATCATACGCAGAAATGGCTATAAGGACAGCAAATAAAAGGGCATATTTACAAGGCGAAGGAACTAAAAGGGCAGAATGGGGAATACATACTGTTTTAGTTCCAAATCGTGGAGGCGGATGTCCTTATTGTATTAAATTCCAGGGCAAAATATTTATTGATGATGTATGGAGTGGTGGAACAGAAGCGGAAAGCAAAGATACGGGTTATCCTTTATTAAGTACAGCAGTAAAAGCTAGATTATTTCATCCTAACTGTAAATATACTACAGTTACATATTTTTCAGGTTTAAACACAGAAGTTACACCACCAACGAAAAAAAAATTAGAAATAAAAAAACAAAATTATATAAAAGAACAAAAATTAAATTATATAGACAGAAATATAGAAAAATATTCAAGATTAGAATTAGGAAGTACAGATGCAGAAAATGTCGAGAAATATCATAATAAAAGATTAGCTTG